ACTAATTTTTTACCTTTTGCTTTACCACGTGGTTTAGGTTTAAGTTTTCCTTTTGTTTTACCAGTTTTATCAAAGCATACCATATGTTCGCCTTTCTTACTCTCATACCAACCAGCACCACCTACCATCGGTTCATCAAACATTTCATAACCTTCCCCCATCATATCACCGCCGAATATTTTATCACCTATCCACCCTATTGCTTTATCGGCAACATACCCGCCAACGGCACTTGCGACGTATGGTGCTGCTGCTTCTGCTGCCGTAATTAGAAAGGGCAAAAAGAAGAAACCTGCCCGTTGTTCGTGTGCCATACTTACAATTTGATTTTTAGAAAATTCTAAATCTAAACCTTTCTGTCTATTAATAGCGGACATAACTTTACGTGCTTGTGGAACGGATAATTTTAATAAATGTTCTCCATCACCACTAGTAAGTTGCTGTTTAGTTAGACGAACTTTACCACTATTACCACTTTTAATTATTCTTTTCATAGTCGCTTGTTGCGATTTGCTTAAATCTACGGAAATAATCATTTAGTTATATATATAATAAACAAAAAAAAAATAATATTTAATATATATATAACAAATGGATAGTATATTGCTAAATATAAATACACACGATTTAAACATTACAAATACGCACGACTTCGCTATTAATTTTGATAGTCTCCAATTAGACCATCACCAAGACTACCATATAGCGTTAGTTAGTTATAACATACCCTACACGTGGTATAACATATCAGCAGCACAAGGGAACAACCAATTCCGTTATTCACCTGACGCTATTACCTATCATACACTAACGATACCTGACGGCAACTATGGTGTTGATGATTTAAATTTAGAATTACAAGATTTAATTGTAGCAAACGGACACACAGCAGATAAAATAGTATTTAGCGGTGATTATAATTCTATGCGAGTAGATTTAGAGATTACCGATATAGCGTGGCGTGTAGATTTTAGAGATGCTAATTCTAACAATTTTAGGAATATTCTTGGTTTCAATAATCAAGAGTATAGTGGAGCGGTTGGTTCTATATTTAGAGCAGAGGGTCGTGCTAATATTACGAACGATATTGATAGTGTTTCTATAAATTGTTCTATTGTAGATAGTGGTTCAATTCTCCTAAATAACAGGCAATCGTCAAGTTTATACCATATTACCGACTACGGAGCGGGTGCTGGTTCATATTTAACGGCACGTGTTCCAGCACCTATATATTTACCGATAAATTTAAGTGGAAATATTCATAATATCCGTATAACAATAAGAGACCAAAGTGATAGAATAATAGATTTAAATGGAGAGAATGTTACTATTTCCCTCCATATTAAAAAAGTTTAATTTCTATTTAATCTATATCTATAATAAGTCATTCCATATCTATCTTTAAATGAACCAAATTGTTCTGCTACATAACTTAAACATTCTTTACAAGTTTTATTTTTAACTTCTACTCTATTTCCATCAGGGTAATTTTTAAATTTAGTACCATAATTTTCTAATGTTTTAAGTTTTTTACAATAACTACATTTAATAACATATTCCACATTCATTAATATAATATAAATAAAATATTTATATTATAATTTCTCTCTATAAATAAAATATATAAATGAAAATTTTAATAATCTATAAATTATATCATTACTATAATTACTATAACACTCTATATAGTATATATAGAATTATACAAAATATTAGAAAAATTCTCTCAATAAAAAAAAATATATAAACATATAAATATGTATTAATTTATTAATTTATTATTATAATTCTTAATTAGAAGTTTCTATTAAATTTCATCATTGTAATATGGTCTTCACTATTTAAATGAACCTGTTTTTCTTCTTGAAAATACAATCTACAACAATAGCAATAATTTAATCCTTCAATTTCAGGGATTTCATCACTTCTATAATCATCAGGAGGTCTTACAGCATTTTCATTTTTTTTTCTTAATTCTCTCTTATAAATATGCCACAAATCTTTAAAATGTTTATTTCTTTGAATTCTATGAATTGTTGTATTACATAATTTACAATGCCATTTTTCATTAATATCCTCCATTTCTTCTTCACTATATCCAAACTTTTGCTCCTGTATAGGTGCTGGTTTATCAATATTAATAGGCCAATATACACTTTTATATCCACTTCTATATTTAATAAATAAATATTCATTATTTCTTAAATCAGGGAGGTATTTTAATAATTCTTCATCACTAATATCAGTATCATAAAATATTCTATACATTATGTAGCCATCTTCATCAGGTTTTTCATCAGTTTCATCATATAAATAATGCTTACTTTTTTTATATTCAGGCACTTCATCAGGAATAGGTGGGGGTATTTCATTAATATTAATATCTTCTAATTCCATTAATTTAGTTTCTTCTGCCTGTTTTTGTATTTCATTAATATTAATATCTTCTAATTCCATTAATTTAGTTTCTTCTGCCTGTTTTTCATTATTTATTTCAGTATTTTTAAGGTGTTTTTTAGTTTTATAGTGCCTGTTTTTCCCTATTTTTAGAATAGGAATATTACATTCATTACACATTATTCTTTCTTTATTTTTAGGTGTTTCAACAGGTATTTCTTCTTTTTCTTCAACAGGTATTTCTTCTTCTTCAACATTTATTTCTCCCTCATCATTTACATTTATTCTTTCATTATATTTAATATTCCATATATGCTTGAATAATTCATCAATATCAACCCCAGCACTATTATCAATCATAAATTTAATTATTTCAGTATTGCTTAAAGCCATTTCTTCTTATTATTTGCTTGAATGCTGTTAGAATAGAATTAAAATTTCATTTCAATTTTTTGTTTTATTCTCTCATAAATAACAAAAAAAAAGAATATATAACATATAATTTAATTTAGTTTAATTTAGTTTAATTTAGTTTAATTTAATTTATTTCTTCTTCTTTTTTTTATTCTTTTTATTCTTTTTATTCTTTTTATTCTTTTCATAGAATTCATCATATTCATTCTTACTTGCTATTAATTCTTTAATAGTTGTACTTGTTTTGCCTAACCCTTTATATCCAGCCTTTTTAAAATAATTGGCAATTTGCCTCATTGTTTCATCACCCTTCACATCTTCCATTAATGTTTTATGGTCTTCTGTTTTAGTATGCTTAATAAATTCTATTCTTTTTAATCCATCAATATCACAATATTTACAGGAGTAAGTCTTAATAGAGCTCATTATTTCTTCTTATTATTTGTTTGAATACTGTTAGAATAGAAATATAATTTCATTTCAATTTTTTGAAATAAAAAATCTGGAATTATTATTATAAAATAAGTATTTGAAAATATGATGGACTAGGCCATCTACGATGGCCTAGTCCATCATATTTTCAAATACTTATTTTATAATAATATTTCCAGATTTTTTTTTTTAAAAAATTGAAATGAAATTTTATTTCTATTCTAACAGGCATTCAAACAAATAATAAGAAGAAATAATTGAAATTATGGCTAACTTTACTGCTGGAAGCTTTGCCCCTGAACCTACAAGATATTATAAGAGGAATTTTGAATTGTGTATAGATGTAATTAATAATATAAATACTGAAATAGGCAGGAAATTAAGGTTTAATAGTATTCTTAAAGCAATTCAAGAATATAAACAAATAAACCCTTCTTTAACAATAATTAATGAATTAGGATTTGGAGATGAAATAATAACATTAACTAAAATAGTGGGAAATAGAGAGGCATTAATAAGATTTAGTATATTAGGTAAAAATGCTATATATTTAAGTGAAAAAACAGACCCTAACTGGAAAGAATTTATAAAAATATTAAATAGAAAATTCTATGAGGGAAGAAATTTATATAATGCCTATTTAGAAAAAGTAAAAGAAATATGTGGTATTAATGATTATTGTGATGCTTGTGGAAAAAGCCAAGATATTTCTAATATAAATGATTATGATGAATTGTGTGTATGCTGGTGTAATATTTGTAAAGTAAATTATAAAAAATGTAGGTGCTATAAAGCTGATGATGAAGAATTAAATGATTTAAAAGTGAAATTATTGATTAAAAAATTCCCCCTTAATGAATGGGATTTGGTTGAATATGTAGGGAATACAAAAATGATGATAAAAGGGAAAGATTATAATGATAAAGCAAGAATATTTAGAAATACCCAAGCAATAGTTTATGCTCAAATTACAGGGTTTAAATTTATAGATGGAGTTGAATATTATAATTATATAAGTAATATTACTGATAAATTAATTGAATTCAATTTAGAATTGAAGGAAATAAATACTATTTTAATTAATGAAATAATAGATGATTGCCCCTATTTAAATGAAGCCCCTAATTATGAAGAATGTTGTGTGTGCTATGAAATTGTAAATACTAAAACTAAAAAATGCTCCCATATTTTATGTAAAAAATGTGTAGATAAATTAAGAAATAAAAATTGCCCTATTTGTAGGAGGGGATTGTAAAAATAATTAATAAATTAATAAATTAATAAATTAATACATATTTATATGTTTATATATTTTTTTTTATTGAGAGAATAGTGGTGGAGGGGTGGGTGCTGGTTGTAGGGTTTCCACCCCTTTTATTTTTATTTGAAAAACATTTTTTAGCAGGTTTTTTTTGTAATTTTTGCCAATTATTCTATTCTAATAACAATAATGGTATTTTTTATGGTAATTTATATAATTCATATTCTAAAACATATGTCTAAAAACAACCCTACACCCTGCCACCCCTACACCTTTTATTATTATTTATCTATCTATTTATTATATTTATTACCTATTATCTAGTAATAAATATAATAATAATAATATAAAAATAAAAAAATAAAAGGTGTAGGGTTGAGAGAAAGGTGTAGGGTTAGATAGATAGATTGTGCCCTTAATTCATATTCTAAAAATGGTATTTTTTGCCATAGACTAACCCATTAAATTTCCACTTTTTTCATTTTTGCCATTTGTCTATTCTAATATTATGCTTTTAGATTATAATTTTGATTTAATACATTTAGAGTTGTTCCTCTATTTTTACTTATTCTAACAGCATCTTTGAGAGAATTATTACAATTTAATATTATTTTACATATATCGCTGGTTTTTAAATTAAATGGTGTATATCTTGTTACCTGTTGGGAACAATTATAAAAATTATCAAAAAATTTTCTTGTATTAAATTCTTTATCTCTCATTAAATAATTTACACACTCTAATATTTTTTTATTTCTAATAATATCTTGTTTAGTACCATACGTTTTACAGGTTTTATAGTTGTTTCTTATATAGACCACGTCGTTCTTTCTTAATACTAAATAATTCTCATTTTTATCTTTACAATATTTTTTATGCCGTGCTATTGTTACATCACAATCTTTATTTCTTGTATTAAACATTATTACCAAGTAACTTATTAAATACGCTCTTTTATTTCCAACACTATAAAACCTCTTCATTTCATTTATAATATCTTGTTTATTATAATCATATTTTTTTTTCTTGTTTCTTTCTGTATAAATTTTATTTAATTCTTTATTAGTTTCCATTATATTAGAGAGAATTTTATTATTATCCATATTTTTATATTTTAAATATTTTGACCCTGTTGAAAATCGTAATAGTTTTTCACTCTTACTAATAGTTTTATCGTTTGTAATAGTTTTAATTATATCGTCTTGTGTTGATGCTGTGTTGAGAGATAAGCGTTTATAATTTCTAATGTGCCTATCGCACGTTTTTTTTGCTAAACCTAATTTTTTTAGATAATCTACAAACAAATCCAAATCTTCGTTAGTCATTATTTTCTATATATATTATTAAGATTTTCTTTAAGTAAATTATCTAATAACTTATTTTTCTAAAAACACTCGTCTAAATCAAAATCTTCATTAGATTTTTCTTTATCTGCGAGGGCATAATCGCTAATACGGCGTTCAAAAAAATTTCCTTTTCCTTCAAGTGAAATCATTTCCATAAAACTAAATGGATTTGCTGTATTATATAATTTATTATAGCCTAATTGTAATAATAATCGGTCTGCTACAAATTCTATGTAATCGCACATCAAAACACTATTCATTCCTATTAATCTACACGGCAACGCTTCTGTTATAAATCCCTTTTCTATATCCACCGCTTCATCAATTATCATATACACTTCCTCCTGACTTAATCTATTTTTTAATTTACTATATAACAATACAGCAAATTCCGTATGGAGTGCTTCGTCCCTACTAATCAATTCATTACTAAAACATAGTCCAGGCAATAATCCTCGCTTCTTCAACCAAAATATAGAGCAAAATGCTCCGCTAAAAAATATTCCTTCAATTATAGCAAATGCTAGCAAACGTGTAGCAAATTTATCATTAGATTTAATATATTCTACCGCCCAATCCGCCTTCTGTCTAATACAGGGGAAGTGTTCTATTGATTTAAATATTTTATTTCTCTCTTGTGTATCTTTAATATAACTATTTATTAAGAGGGAATATGTTTCACTATGGATATTTTCCATAAATGCTTGATTAGAATAGAAATAACGAGCCTCTGCTACTTTCACTTCATCTATAAATCTTAAACATAAGTTTTCCAATACAATACCATCACTCGCCGCAAAAAAACCCAACACCATAGAAATAAAATGCCGTTCATCATCATTTAATTTATTCCAATCCGCATAATCTTTTGATAAATCAATCTCCTCTGCCGTCCAAAAACATTTCAATTGTTTCTTACACATAGACCATATATCGTTATGTTTTATAGGGAATAATACAAATCTATCGTTAGTTTCTGTTAATAGTTCTTCATTTTCATATATTTCTAAATTCATTGTTATATTATTGAGAGATAAAATTTTCAATAAACAATTTCATTAAATCTTTGTGTTTTTTTGTTTTTATATGTCTTTTTAAATTAATTCTTGTAATATTACAAGAGCATAAACAAGTTGTTTTTATTCTATCATATACTTTCTTTTCTTCTTTGTGCTTATTAGCGTATTGTTTTAGTTGTTCTTTAATTTTATATCTATTATCAAAATTCCATTGTTTTTTTGTTCTTCCTGGAATTTGTTTATTAACACAATCCCACTCACGGATAAATTTACCTTCTTCTGCTTCTAACTCCGCTTTACAACTACACGGATATAGTGTAATTAATTCAATATAATAATCATCATATTTTAATATTTCATTAGCACTTACGTAATTTGTCTTAGATTTTAAATAACTTATATATTTTTCCCTATGTTTTCCTAATCTTTGTGCTAATGTTTGTGTAGTAGAACCAATATAGACATCGTCAGTTTGAAAACTCCTAATAGAATAAATTTTCCCTTTTGAATAGTCAGGCATTATCTTATATTATCTTTTGTTTTCTTTTTAAGTTATTTCTTTAATTTATTTACTGCTGTCACTAATTTTGCCTGTTTATTAGAAAGTTTAGTTATTTTTTGCTCTACATTATGTAATCTCTCCTGGACGTTTTCCATCATATCTAAATCCCCAGTATCACTCAATATCATATCGCTATTATCTTCAATCTTCATTCCTACATTCGGTGTTTCATCAAATTTCTCAAATTTTTCCATCAACATTTCTAATTTCTTACTTAAATTCATATTATCAGCGATTAGTTGGGATATACAATCTTCTTGCTTTTTATTTTCTATTTTCAAATCTATAATTTCAATCTTTAATTGTTTCATTTCTTCTTTCATTTCGCTATCATCGTATTCTTCTACTACTGGTGCTAATTCCCTATTTTCTAAAATCTCTAATCTCTCTATAATTTCATCACTATCCGTATGATAATTTAAATCTACTTTTACTGGTGCTTCTCCATCACTATTATTTACTCTTATTGCTAATACTTTAAATTTTTCATCTAATTCTTTAATTGCCTGTGTATTTACCGATATAAATTCACTATACCTCAACGCCAAACCATTACCCGTATCCACGTATCCACTCCAGTTGTCCCTTAAACCTAACGGGTTTGCTTCTAATACTTCTTGTGCTATAAACCCAGTATGAGTTCTGCCGTGGCTATTTTCCTTCCACTTATACATTACTGGTTTAAGTTTTCTAACAAATTGTAAGGCATTTTTAATTGGTTGAATATCTCTTTTAGCATTGCGGTCACTTGTGTTAATCGTGCCGTTATTAGCAAACACTTCCGCCCATCGTTTAGTCGCATCTCCCAAGTTGATATTACCATTTGTATATGGTCGCGTCACGCCGTCCAATTCAATAACACCACTACCTAAATGCTGTATCAATTCAGTATTTACTTTTGTCCAAGCAGATACAATCATACCATTTACAGAACCAAAACGAAACGCACCAGTACCAATAGAATTCGTTGTATCTACAGGAGGAACAAGTGATGGTGCTACTAATTCAACGTTACCCGTTGCTCCTCCTTTAATCGCCAGTTTTGTAGAAGTATCATTACCAATTAGTAAATCTCTTCCAGTTGCCGTAGATTGAACTCTATCTACTGCTAATGAATAACCATTATCAGTAGTTATGCTTGTATTATGAAAATGAACTGGACTACTTGAATATGGCCTAATACTATCTGTATATAGACTTGTATGAGCCCTGATATTATTGCCGTATATTTCATTAAATTTATTGGAAACTGAACCAAGGTCCGTGCCACTATCAATATACGGCAGCATATTTCTATGGTTATTAATAGTGACACCTAGCAGCATTACTCGGTTAGTAGCCGCATCAGTTCCATTATCATTTGTAGCAGATATCGCACCGCAATTGATACTAACACCTCCGTAAGCAGATATTGCTATACCATCATTAGCACCACTATTGTTGTGTCCTCTTATACTCATATTATCTTGAATGCCACTGCCACTACCGAAGCCACTTCTAAAATAGAAACCATCATTTTTAATATCAACTGAATTAAAAAAATCTATAAAAATATCATTTTTTAAATTTATGCTATTAACGTGTAGATTTCCAAAATAATTTGCCGCACTACCTAAATCCTCTGCGTTTACTCCATTCGGTATTATTGAAACGTATGGTTTTATACTGGTGCTCCTTATATCTAATATTGGATTAGAACCATTACAAAATAGACTTACACCATTACTAACAAAATTAGCTGTATTAATAGTAGTTGGATTTGAAACAGAACCACATACGAAATAACTTAATGCGGTAGAATTTACAGATATAGGTTGATATGATGCCGCAGTATTTTTATAATTGTTTAATTTAATTACATCGCCGTCCGCTTGAATTAATAAACCACTATTACTTCCTGCTTCATAAGAATATAAGCAATATTGCCTTTTCGCTACGCTTTCAAGAAATACTCTACTATCGCTATCTTCTATTTTTTGTTTTAAATGCTTATTATCAGCATAAACTACATTTTCATTCATATTGATACCCGTAGCGATAAATTCTTGATATACGGCTGCTCCTCTACGTAAGCGTAAATTTTCATCGGCACGACTGCCTACGTAGTCAGCTATAAGTGATTTATTCAATCCTACATTTAAATCATTAACATTTAACGGAATATTATTAACTAAATCTACACTACTATTTTTAACTTGTAATTTTAAATTTGAAGCACCTGTTCCGCCAGTATAAAAATTAATTTCATTATTGCCGTCTGCTAATAGCCGTATCGCCTCTTCATTCGTGTTTTCTAAAATTTGTGCTCTTAAATCTGCTAGACTTGTGCTATCTAAAAGACTTGCTCCGTATGCTGATACTGGTGTAAATGAGACGCTATTTCCTATATCAAACAACGGGATTTCCTGTGTTGCGTGTCGTCTATCACGTACTTTGTTTAATTTAACTCCTAAATTGCTTTGTGTAGGGTCTTTTAGGATTTTATGATGGGTATGACTTTGATTTCCAAATAAATCGTTAAATGACATTATATATATATAACTAAATATTAAATTTTATTTACCTTTCTGTATTTCCGCCGGTGTCAAATATTTTTCATAAGGATTAGTAATTCTAAATGGGAAACCTCTTTGCTTTAATTTAATGTTTTGACTATTAATAACTTTTGCTTGAACTTTTCTCCATTTATCGTATGCTTTCTCATCTGCTACACGTGTAGGTCTTGCTTTCGCACCTAACTTTTCATTTTTCGGTAAGAAATCTACATACGGATTAACAATTCTAAATGGACTTCCTTTTCTAATTAAATCTTTATTTTTCTCGTTAAATAATCTTGCCGATTGTAGCCTAAATCTCGCCATTTTATCTTCCATTTCGTTTCTTTTTCTTGCTATATTTTTTGACGCCATTTTATTCCTTGCTAATTCCCTTGGCGACATCTCACTTTGTTTTATTGTATAAGTTTTCATTTCCCACGGGTATCTTGGTTCATCTTCTTCAATTTCTTTGCTTTCTTTTAATGTTGTTTCCTCTTTACGTTCGCTATATTGTCGCATTAGTTTAGGAGTAGGTTTTGCTTTCGGTTTTGCTTTGGGTTTTGCTTTGGGTTTTGCTTTCGGTTTTGCTTTCGGTTTGGATAGGAAGTTTTTACTATGCGGGAATAATTCTTTTTCTTTTTTCGGTTTGGATAGGAAGTTTTTACTATGCGGGAATAATTCTTTTTCTTTTTTCGGTTTTGCTTTTGGTTTTGCTTTGGGTTTTGCTTTCGGTGGAGGTTTAGGCGGTTTAGGGTAAATCTGTTTTCCAGTTGTTTTATCAAAGCATACCATATGTTCGCCTTTCTTACTTTCAAACCAACCAGCGCCACCGGTCATATTTAATTTTTTCATATGGTCGCTCCTTATTTTTTTAGTTAAAGCACAAATCTCTTTCTGTAAAGCATCACTATCGTTGCCCGACTTTCTACTACTTACAAGCATTATCAATCGTTTCATATCAGGTGTAAGTTTTTTTGGGTAATGTTTAGGGTGTAGTTTCATTCCCATTCCGCTCATAGAACTTTCGCTTTCACTATCGTCCGTTAATACTTTTAGTCTTGGTGCTCCGGAGGGCACAAATGCTCCTGGTCTTGGTTTTCTTGGTTCTCCGGAGGGCACAAATCCTCCTACGGGGTCTTGCGGTGATGATGTCGTGCCTAACCTACCACGCCCCCTCTTTTTACTATCAAGCGCAACTTGTAATCTTTCTCTTGTTGTTTCTATTACTTCCATATATACTTTTGGATGTGTGCCCTCCACTTCAATAGCATTTAATAGTCCTATAGCAATTTCTATTTCAGTGGGAAGCATTTTTCTTATTAAATTTGCTGGATACAATTTTTTTCTTTTATCTTTATCGTTTAATTGTAATAATATACCTTTCGCACTTCCTAATGCTTTTATCTTTGCTACTACGTTAGGGGTTCTTCCAGTAATGCCAGTTCTTTTTCTTTCTTCCGCCGAACTCACAAACTCCTCTTCAAACTCTTCTTTCATTGTTTTATCACGAGGTTTTGTATCACGTGGAGGTGCTGGTTTTAATTCTTGTTTAGTTCTTTCTAAATCTAAATCTTTTATACCGCCAGTGGATATAGAACGACTAATCTGTCTAGGTGGAAAAGGTGGTTTTCCAGCGGGGGGTCTAGGTTTTCTTACTGGTGGTGCTTCCTTTCTTTCTTCATCAATAACAAGATTTCCCACGTCAGCAACCTCACCAATACCAAAGACGCTCGGTGGTTCAGTAATTATAGCACGATTTATTACACTACTTATTACCGGCGATTGTGTCCTAATCTGTCTTGCTAAATTTTGAACCGCCAACATTTTAGCAGTTTTCTCTTTTTGGTACATTTCGCTCTGTTTATAAAATTCACTTTTTTTAAAATAACGCTTCTGTTTCAAATCGTCCTCTAACAACGCTAACGTATCCGCAAGTGCTTTCAATTCATTTGCTTTTTTATTATCAGGCATTTATATATATATATAAATATAATAAAATAAAATAAATTAATAAAATTAAAATGTTATTATATATTATAATATAGAGAGATATGAGTAAAAAAACTCCTAAAATGATGAAAAAAGATAAATGCCTGTTTAATATTGATAATATGGACGATTTAGCAAAAGATAAAAAACAAAGCGATAAAGGCGCACAAATCCACCCACTACTCCCAAAACACCCCTTCCGTATCCTAATGGTAGGTGGGTCAGGGCAAGGCAAAAGTAATTTACTTATCAATATGGTATATAAACCGATGGTTGCTTTTGATAGATTATACGTGTATTCTTCTATGATAGACCAACCTAAATATAAATTTCTAAAACGACATTATGATACAATGGATAAGATGCTGGAAAAAGATTATGGAATAAAACGCAAAACGATACAAGTATGGAAAGACACATTAGAGGGTATTGATAAATTGTTAGATGAACTGGACGCAGATTATAAAAATCTAATAATTATAGACGATTTTTCGTGTGCCCCTAGCAAACAAGAGCAACAGGCAATAGATATTCTTTATACGAAAGTCCGTCATAAGAATACATCAATTATAATTTTAGGGCAATTGTATTTTAGACCACCGAGCACCCGTGCTGTAAGGAATAACATAACACACGCCATCTTGTTTCAAAATTATAATAATAGAGAATTACAACTATTACAGATGGAATTAGGGAGCGACCTTCCACGAGGACAATTTAAAAAACTTTATAATTACATATTAAGCGAAAAATATAATTTTATGGTAATAGATAATGATAGTCAAGATAGACGATTACGTTATAGGAATAAATTTGATGGTTTGTATGAAGGACCATTAGGAAATTACGATGCTAACTATTTTCGTCCAGCGTCTTATGTAGATAGTGATGAAGAGGAAGAAGAATATTAAATTAACTTATACCAATCCTTTTTAAAATATCTAAACATTCTATAATCTGTTTGAAAAATCTTCCATTTAGTAGATGCTAATATTTTTTTAAACGTAGGTGTTTGTATTGCGTCCAGTATTAAATCGCCTTCTTCCTTTGATGATATAGGTATTCCAAACGATATTTGCGACATTCCATATTTCCCCTCGTAATCATTTTGCTCTTTGTATGAATATTGTATGCCATTAAAATTTAAAATTACTTTTGCTACGCCGATGTGCCCTTTCTTATCTTTTTTAGCATACCATAACCCTACCCCATCTTTGTTTATCGTATGAACTACTGGATACTTATGTTCGTTTGTTTTTATTTTACTACATATTTTTCTTTTACTCCATATAAAATATTTTGTATAACTAAATATAACATCTATTCCTTCTTCATTATCATTTACTAATATTTTGTTTATATCATCATAAGCATAATTCGCTAAAAATGGTAATTCATTAAGTCTAATATGGTGCGTTTCTCCTAATTCATCAATTATTTCTGTTTCTGTATTATTCTCTCTATTCTTCATAATAAATAAATCAATCCTAAAACTAACATTAAAAAATTTAATACAATCATTAACTCCATATATACGTAGGTAAGTAATTTGTTTATTAGACATTATTTTCCATAAATTACGAAACTTTGTTGAAACGCTCCTCCAAGTTTGCGGTATTATAAAGCATAAGTATCCATCATATTTTAAATTTTCTAATGATTTTTTTATAAATTCATTCCATATATTAACATTTGCTCTTGTTCCGTATTCTAAATTTCTTTTATATTTTTTACCATTAAAAGGAGGGTTTCCAATAATTAAGTCAAACTTATCTATACCGAATGCCTCTTTCCAACCATCATCTAAAAAACTTCCGCAATATATATTTGCGTCATCGCCAAAGATATATTGAGAGATTTTTACATTTTCTTCATTTAGTTCAACCATATATAACATATTTTTTATTATATGAGTTTTTCTCTCTTCTTCATCTAATATAACGTTGCTTAAACTTTTATTTAATCTATCAAAAACAACCATAGGAAAATTACCAACACCATTCGCAGGTTCTAACCATTTTAAATTAGGATTGCTCCATACTTCATTATCTAATTTATCTAATAATTCTTCTATTAAGTTTATCGGTGTAAATGCTTCACTATATTCATTTTTCGTATCTATATCTGTATATAAGTGGGTTATTATTTCTGTTTCTATATCATAATAATCCATATTTTTTATCATTTTTATATTATATACGTATATATATATAATGGGAACTTATTTTAGCACATATGAACCAAATGAAAAACCACTCCAAAGTTATACAATAAACTCTTACGGAGATGCTAACAATCTTATAATTGATTATATAGAAAAGGATAATAACGGCGACCTAGTCATATACTATAAAGTTGTTGAATAAACTACCACAGAATATTTTTACTATACCACCCCCTCGTCCCCTTTGGATAATATGGGTGTCTTAAATGAAATAATCTTCTACGCTCATTAGCAACGTCCTCTCCATAAATGTTGAAATAACTTGGAAAATCTAAATAATCTTTGTGGCCTATGCTGGTGATGTATTTATCATTTTTATCATACACGTCTATTTTATAATTTCCTCTGCTACTCGGTTTAATCTTTACACCGATTTCCTTTGCTTTATCATAACTATATTTTTTAATTTTATACATTATAAGATATAGTTAGATTTTATAATTGTCGCCATTCTTCATTAAAAGTCCAGCAATACAAACAAACATTAGAGAGAACCATACGGCATCTATGATGTTTTAATTTACAAAATAAGCATTCGTATTCTTCCATTCTATATATTAACTATATATTATTTCTAAATGTTTGGGGTGTCGGTAGTGTCGCGATATGACAGTTTTACCCCCCTTTTATTTTTATTTGAAAAACACTTTTTAACGGTTTTTTTTTGAATTTTTGCCTATTTTGTCTATTCTAATAACAATATTGGTAAATCTTATGGTAATTTATATAAATCGTATTCTAAAACATACGTCTAAAAACTACTAGTCATCTAGTCATCTAGTCATCTATTATTATTATTTATCTATTTATTTATTATATTTATTACCTATTATCTAGTAATAATATAAAAATAATAATATAAAAATAAAAAAAGAAAAGGAGACAGGTTGAGAGAATTATGACAGGTAGATAGATAGATTGCGTCCCTTATCCCTATGGTAAAAAATGCCATTTTTGCCATAGCACTAAACCATCAAAAATTCCGTTTTTTCATTTTTACCACTTTCTCTATTCTAATAATCTTTATATACATCGTAATTATAATCTTCATAATCTTCCTTAAAATATACTGGTTGCTTCTTGTTTCCTATCGTAATAGTAAGTTGTTTTTGTTCTGTATTTGGTATAACTCTATTTTCATTTTTATATTCTCCATCACTATCACTATCACTATCACTATCACTATCGTCTATATCAATATTACAACCTAAATTCAATTCTTCTTTTAATAATTCAATATCAAATATTTTGCGTCTTTCTTTTTTTGTTCTAGCATTCTTAATTCCTTTCAATCCCAGTCTTGATAACCTACACGCAAATTTTAAAGAATTACAATCATAAGCAAATTTATTTTTTGATATAAACTTATTAAATTCTTCAAATAGTTCGCTTGTAGATATATTAACATATTCTTCATCATAATTATTCCTAACAAAATATTCAATAAACATATCAATCGGCGTTTTAGATAATTCTTTTAGATTTTCTTGATACTCCGTTGTAGGTTTTTCTAATTCACTAAAATTTTCAGGGACATTCAAATTCATTAGATAATCATAGAAACACCTTACTACTTTTTTATTGTTAGTCATTTTATTTATTTTTTCAAAATATCTAACATTATTTAATAATTCATCACTACATCTAATAATTATATTACGTCTATCGGTATTAGATGTATTAATAGGTTCTTCTTTATTAGTTGTAATTAAAAATCTATGAAACGACCTTAATGTTATTAAACTTTTACCTTTGACATTAATATCTATATAAGGTTCTGTAATCAACCCTTTAATTCTTCCTTCTGCTTCAATTGTTTCTTTTTTAGATAATTCATCAAGATTTACAAGAAACGCATTCATCATTTTATTATTAAAATTTCCCCATACGTCTCTCCCTGCGTGATGAGATTGGAATAATTTTTTTTGACCCATTATAGTTTCAATTAATCTTAATAGCGTCCCTTTACCTGCTCCTTCTTTTGATATAAGTGTAGGGCATATTGATTTGTTTGCTGGATATTTAATCATATGTGCTATCCATTTAATAAAATATTCTGCTACAACGTCATCATTATTACATAGAATTTTAATATGGTTTAATATCATATTCAATCCATCTTCATTTGTTTTAATTTCTTCTTCTGTTAAATCTCTCAATTCATATTTTTCTTTACTGTATTCAAAATCATTCCACATATTAAGAATATTAGACGGCACTGGTAGTGGTGGTGGTATAACTTCCATATCATCATATCGTCTAATATTTTCATCTTTTATCCATCTACTAATGAAACAGTGTTTTTCTATTGACGCATTACCACATCTATCTACTGCTATATCGTGAAAATATAAATACGCATAACTAACTTTTAATTGAGGTTCTTTAAAAATATAGCATTCTTCGTCTGTTTTTTTAATATATATAGATTTATTAACAATCAAACACATTTCTTCTTCAAATTTACTTTTCAAAACTTCGTAAGAATTATAATTTTCATTTTCTTCTATTTCTTTAAGGAGGGATTGATATGTAGTAGTAGAATTATTATTATTTTCCCAATCATCAGGTATAGATATTTTATTATCGTGTTCTTTTACTTTTATTTTCATATCTAATCCTTCCCACTTGCTATTCAAATATTCTTCAAATTCAGCACTAATATCATTATGTCCTTCAAGCATTAATCCATCAAACATTAACACGGATACATTTAAATTTTTACTATTAGCGTAATGGATTAAATCTTGTAGAATTTCATTTTCATATTTACATAATATTCTTGATAAAGCACTTCCATTGAAATTATATAATTTATGCTCGGGTTTATTTTCTACAATATCTTTATAGCATTCCAGCGATAGAAGTTCTTTTTGTATTTTTTTAAAATCTTTATCTATTTCTGTAATAAATCCACCTTTTCTATTTCGTTTATCACTATACATAGATTTAAGAATTTGGTTTTTAATATTCTCTCTATCCCCAGTAGATAATACCTCTTCCCTATTATTAACATAATAATCTAAATTAGAATATTTAAATATATCTATTTTATGTTTCTTACATAAATACAATAGAATTTTAGGGTGGGCGTTTTCCATATCATAGTCGGTGGTGTGTTTAAATAAAAATCCTCTTATTGATGATGGAAGACCTTGAACGCTTGAACCACTATATAATCTGCCGTAGTCCGCATTTAAGGTGTGTTTATATAAATGTTTCATAGTTCCATTACATTTAATTAATTTACTACAATATGCTTTAATCCGTTTATATAATTGTTCCCTATCTTGTTTGGTTTTATTTTTAACATCTGTATAATTTAATAATTGTTTTTTAGTGAGAGAATTTAAAAATTCTAAACATTCAATATTTACGTTTTCAATTAATTCCATAGTATTATATATATATATAATAATATGGGATATATGTTTAAATTGATTATTTCTAATATATATATTATTAGTATTTGAATAGAAAAAACTTAAAATAAAAAAATAAATAAATAAATAATTATTTTGTCTGTTTTGCTTTTTCTTTTTCAATATCATTTTTAAGTTTAGTATTCATTAGTTCGGTGTATGCTGTAATATAATCAGGTTGGTGTTTCATATAATCATCTCTATCTATATTTAATCTACGGCATAGATAAAGAATTTTTCTTTGAAATCTATATTTATCGTGGTATTTAGATTTTGCGTTATTATTTCTCTCTATTCTTTGTTCGTCTGTTATTTTTTTATGTTTTCTAACGTTGTGGTAATATTTACTAACTGCTTTGCGTCTTTTTTCTTTTTGTTCTTCTGTTAGAGGTTTTTTATCCATTTATATTAATGTATATATGTATATAGATATTTTTTTTTAAGTAGTTTCTATATATAATTAACATCTCTCGGTAAATTCATTTTATAACATAAAAATAATGTATCAAAGCAAGTGCGACGTTGATTATAACCATCTAATCTTTCAAATTGTAATCTCCTCTGTGGAATAACATATTGTATATGGACTAAATCGTGTTTAAAAATATTTTTCATATAAAGTTTGCTAATAATAGACGTAGGCACTATCAATATAAATGGTTTGTCTATTTCATATAATATTTTTAGAATTTTTTGTTTAATTGTATAAGGTGGATTAGATATAATTATATCAAATTCATAATTTTTATAATTTTCAAAGAAGCACTCGTTATTATGAATAATATTTTTATAATCTAACTCCTCTAAATATTTTTTAGAATTTCCATTACTATAAAATGGTTCATAGATTATAATATCTTTATCTAAATTAAAATAATCCGTCAATATATCCCATACGTATTTCGGCGTATTGTAATCATCTAAATTTGCTTTCTTCATTATATTTAACGATGTCATTAAATATAATAGAGAGAATTATTTAAACTAATTTAACATTTATTACATTTTTTTTTATTTCCACTAAATTGACTAACAAATCTATATGTTTTACATTTCATACATTTTTTTACCTTGATTAATACTCGGTCTCCACCGATTAATACATAGTCTTTCATATATTATGCCTAAATATAATTGTTAATAAATTTTAACGTGTTTTTTAGTTTTTTTAAAAGTATTAATTTACAAGAACAACAGCAGAACCACCATCATAACGAATTTGCGTCCGTTTCTCACTCAACACACATACAGACCAATCTACCGCAGCAGTCGTGTTCGCACGGATTTCTACCTGTGCGGGTTGTCCCTCAAAAGAAGCAGGTTGCGAAGTCATATCAAAGGCAAAGATAGAGCATTCTTTCCACTCCTCATAAGGCAAACCAATACCGCTGCTAAAATCATAACCACGTGCCATATATCGCAATAGGTCGCTGTATGCTCGTGCTTTATCAGTAGTATCACCAACAAGATTAACGTAGTTTTGACTGGGGTAAGCACGTCCATTCAAGCGAACCTCCAAAGTAGTCACTACATCACTAGTAGTAGATACACTTGTAGTTTCATCACGATTAGCAACACGAGCAAGAACAAAAGCATAAGTAACTTTCTCACTTGACGTAATTACACGATGATTATTAACACCAGCACCACCAGCAATAGTGTAGCAGGACATATGCGGATACAAGTAGTTAGATACAACACCGGAGGCAAGACTAGATTTTAGTGCTAAATCAACAACAGATTTAGGTAGAATGTTCGGCATCCAGCAAGATATAGATTTAATACCGCAAGTTTGAGCGTTGGCAGCAGTTCCTAAAATATGATGTTCGGGAGAACTACGTGTCAATTCAATAACGAACTGGTTATTAACAAGCACTCGGTCAATAGAGCAGAAACCAAATAGAGCTGATAGTGGCACCCAGCAGGTCACGTAAGCACTCGCATTAGTTCTTTTACGGCGTTTCTCAAAACCGGCGTTGTGTAGGGGATTTTCTTGAACGTTAAGAGCATTCGCAGCAACATTATCAGCAGCATTAAACGCTGCGTGAGTAAAAGCAAATTGAGCGGTGCCACCACTATTGTTTCTTCTTCCCTGGTTAGTATTGGCAACATCAGCAGTTCCTACATCAGGATAAAAGAACTCGTTAGTTCCACTTGAAGAAGCGTAATCCTGCGAGTAATGAAGAAGAGGTTGAACCAAACCTTTCGCAATATGCGCTTCATTAACACTTTCTACCAACTGCCCTCCCACTCGCAAAGTCGCTCTATCAAACAAAGTTAGTATGTGAGATTGAAGAGTAGCGGCAGTGCCACCAGCAAGAGCAGCATATCCCCCCGCTTGATTACTTACAATACGGAACTGAACTTCTAAATAAGCACGAGCAGGATTTACGAATACCTGCTGGTTTTTAAGTTGTAGTCGCCAGTTGTTCGCTTGTTCGCTTGGGGAAAGATTATCGGTTTTTATTTCATACCACTCGTATTCAACGCTATTATCCATAGACATAGGGTTTTTTTCAAGTTTAAACTGCGGTGCTAACTGATTATCAATAGGCATATCATTAAGCATAGAACTCATAGTATATATAATATACAAATATAAAAAAATTTTAAATATTAACTAAATTAAATTAATTTCTTTTTCTTGGACGTCCTCGTTTTTTCCGTGTAGGTGGTCTTGAATGTCCTAAACGTAATAATCCATCACCATACATTTCATCATCTTCAATTTCTTCAAAAGTGCGTTCAACTCTTCCTAAATTATCTAGACTTGCTTGTAATCTTGATTTTGTTTTTTGTCCTTCTTTCTTTGCTATTTCTCTAACACGTTGCGCGAGTTTATCTAATTCTGCTTTTGATAAAGTCTGTGCTTCTTCTAATAAATTTTTATTTTGACGTTGTTTGCCTTCTACTCGTGCTATAACACGATTAACACCTTCTTCAATACCACTAACGGCAATCTTTTTAGCACCACGTTTAAGAGCAGGTGCTACATCTTTTTTTAGAAATTCTTTACCACTTTTTACTAAACTTCTACCAGTGGCGGCGGCGAGTTCTTTTAATTTTAGACTGCTAAATACTTTTTTCCCTGCGGAAAGAATGCCTCTAAATATATCATCAACAATACCATCACCAACCATAGAATAGTTGTGTCCGCAACCTTCACCCATCATTTTAACGCTATCTAAATCTTTTCTATCGCGTAAAAGCATTAATATATATATATATATATTAATATTTTATTTTAGAATGCTTACTAAATCTAATACATCAAGGGTATAATCATATTCATTTAAACGCTTGTTTCTGCTTTCGTTTTTTTTTTTCGTGCTACACGCATTCTCCCTTCATCTTTCTTTTCTTCTGCTTCATCGTCAGTAAGCGTTACATTTGATACGTCTTCTCCGTCTTGATAAGATTTAAATAATTTTTTCATCATCTCTAAATCACGCCGTTCTTTCTCTTTTTTCATTCTCGCACGTTTATCACGTATAGATTTACGAAGTCCAGCAAAGTCAAAAACTTTTATGAAAATCATAAATGTTATTACAAGTGATACGGACGACTGTACCAAATCAATTACGTCAGCTTCAGTCTGTAGTTTCATTAAAATATTAGTTGTTGTAGAATTACTCATTAATATATATATAATATGAGAGATTTTATTTATAAATTCTACTAAATATATAAATTATCCGCCGTATCATCGTTTTTATTACTTGGAGTATCCGTTAATTTATCAAGTGCTCCTTCAAAACTCATACCATCTTTCAATACGGATTTACAAATCCATAAACAAAAATAACCGCATAGAATAGATAATAATTTTTGGTTGTGTTCGTTGCTGATAAAAACATTCTCTCTACCGACAGAATTAATTAAACATTTTTCAATATTTTTCGGCATAAATTCTATACCGAAACTATCATAGTATAAACATTTATTATTTTTATTAACAGCACAAACCCAGTGCGAACCACGTTCATAACTATTCTGTAAATTAACTACAATAGCAGTATTATTCTTTAAACGCATAGGCATATTATCTTTTGCTACACAATCAAGAGGCATACGGATTAAATTAGCATATCGTAATATATCGTGATTAGATAATGTATGTATAGGAAATAGTATCTGTTTAATCATAGAATTTATTTTTTTTTTTTACCAAGTGCTTTCGGTTTCATTTTACCTTTTGTTTTACCGGTCTTATCAAAGCAGACCATATGCTCGCCAGCGGTGCTTTCATACCAACCAGCACCACCTACTAATTTTTTACCTTTTGCTTTACCACGTGGTTTCGGTTTAAGTTTTCCTTTTGTTTTACCAGTTTTATCAAAGCATACCATATGTTCGCCTTTCCCACTCTCATACCAACCAGCACCACCTACCATCGGTTCATCAAACATTTCATAACCTTCACCCATCATATCACCGCCGAATATTTTATCACCTATCCACCCTATTGCTTTATCGGCAACATAACCGCCAACGGCACTTGCGACGTATGGTGCTGCTGCTTCTGCTGCCGTAATTAGAAAGGGCAAAAAGAAGAAACCTGCCCGTTGTTCGTGTGCCATACTTACAATTTGATTTTTAGAAAATTCTA